ATCCTTTTTTAATACAGGGTACTCGTCTTCGATACCTTCCAGCATCGCACGCACTTCCCAATCGCAATCACGCCATTGCTTTACCTTCTTCACCGCATGAGTGACATTGGAGTGGTCGCGTTTGAATTTGCGACCCACCTCCACGCGGGTATTGCCCATAGCATATGCATAGAACATAGCGATCTGCCGAGCTAGGGCGGTACGCTTCAGCCGAGAACGCGAGTCCAGGGCTTCTAGCGATACACCCATACGCTCGCAGATAATCTTTTTAATCTTACCAATAGACATCAGAATGGCTCCTCTTCTTCTCCGGCTTCTTCTTGTACAGGTTCCTGTACAGGTGCGGGTGCATCCTCGAATGGATCTCCGCCATCATAGAGTGCCGTTAGGTTAGCCTTTAGGTTCTTCACCGCCTCGTTAATCTCATCGGCACGCTTCTTCGGTGGCTTCGGGGTCATCGCATAAGTAGTCTCCAAACCCTCACCGCTCTTGGTGATCGAGATGTCGTACTTTCTTGGGTCGCCCCAATCCTCCGCATCGCTAGCCAATGCCATCAGTTCGCGCTTCAGACCAGCCTGTGTAAGCTCAAGAATCTGTATGCGTGATTCTTTATAGTTCCAAACCAGCATCGCAAAGAACTCCTTCGGACGCTCCTCGAATGTGCGTGGTGCATCTTCGCCCACTCTCCACCGATGTGGCTGGCGTTTACCCTCGTCATTCGTGGACCAACCAAGCATGCCTTGGATGAATCCACCATCATCGCCGGAACCAACAATGCGGAACTGATTCGCACCAGGTTGTAGTTTCATATAATTGCCACCCGAATCGCCGGATGACTTCACTTCTGTTATTCCATCTAAGAATCCCATTATATTTTCTCCTTGTGTTATGTGTTTTATGTGTGTTTATGTGTTGGCACTATGCCAAAAAAAGAAGGACTCACCCAACCCGTGAATATCAGATACTCCAAGTATGTCCGTGAACGAGTGAAAGAAATCGCCGCAGACACAGGACTCATGCAAGCTCAGGTGTTTGAGCATGTACTAAACGGTGCGTTAAAGGCGCTTGAAGGAGAAGAAGGACTTCAGTTGCCTGTTCGCTTGAAAGTAGACCGATAAGGTCCTCCACCACTTCCTTGATCGGTAGCACGGTAGGTGCTTCCGCGTAGATTTCTATGTCCATAGACCCAGGCTCGTGCCTAAATCTTACACCATTATTTGATATTGTAGTAGCCATTAGTGTTCCTTTGTAGTCTGTTTTATTCCATTTATACGCAGAAGTAATAAGATATTAGCGACCCCTAGAAGCTAGGCGCTATCTGAGGATTCCCAACATACACTCTGCTAGTCATCTCCACACTTGAGTGGCCAAGCGCACGGCTCGCCACAAATGCGTTATTCCCGTTACTCCTCATCACCCGATGCCCGCAATACTTACGCAAGCGATGCACAGGTCTGAGGTCCTCCACTCCACATTCCTCACGGAGGAACTGCGGAAAGTCCCTTGTAATCCTATCCTCTTGGACAGGAACTATTAAATCATCGGACGATGTTTTAAAAGATACTATCTCCTCCCACCATGATGGGTCACATGGACGATACTGAATATTACCGCCACTCTTAGGATTATGTATCGCAATTACAGGATTACCTACACCATCTAAGTGCAAGTCTTTAAACCTTGCTCGCTTGATCTCCGAACTACGAAGACCAAGACCGTACGCCAATGCGTACATTAAATACATACTTTGATCCTCAGTCTTTAAGCGCCTACAACGCTCATTGATCTTATCTTCCTCGCCATATTTCGGATCAAACTGCTTCACCTTGATCCCTTGCAAAGGTAACGCCACCCAATTCGCAAATGGGCGGGTGTCGATACCCTGCGAGCGGTAAAACATAATCCACCGCTTGGAGAACATCGAGCGTGCTAACCTTACATCGTTCGCACTATGCGTGCATACATACCACTCCGGGATACAGCGGTTACCCACGCTCCCCGCGAAGTGGCGGATGTCACATGTTACGGGATCAATCCCCGCACGCACCAAGATGCGGCGCATAGCCACCACATTTTTGCGCTTGGTATCGTCCTTAGGATTACCAGCAGTCAGCTTTTCTGTCTCGTAGGTCCAAAACAACTCCTCAATCATCGGCCATGACGGGCGGGCTAACTCGTCAGCTACTGAGGGTAAACCTCCTCGCGTTATCAGGGTATCGCCGTTGGGCAAGACGGCACGAATGGGGTTCGCGTTCATCATAAGCCGAGAGTTGGTATCCCTTTGCGGAGCCTTGGTCAATGTAATCATAATTTTTCGTGTCAGTATTCATCACGATCCACGAAAGATTAAGAGTCTCCTGCTCTACCAACTGAGCTACGCCGGCATTTGGGTTATCTTACGCTATCCGCGAATCGATTCACGCACAAAAAACACAATAGACATTCGTGTCAAACTATTAACAAAAAAAGTGCAAAAAAAAGCGGGGTTGCCCCCGCTTAATAACAAAAGGTAGTCGATGAAAACTACGCTAGATTCACGCTACTTGGCTCGTTGAGTTTTGTCAAGTCCACCCAAGTACTGCCAATAAATAATATCGAGAGGTGTGCCTTGTAACATGTTACCTTTGTAGTCTTTACCTTGGAATAAGTTATCTAAGTCTTTACCCAATCTATCAATGACTGTCATGGGCGGAAGTGCCATCTCCATTACTGCTTTACCTACACCTTCGCGCCGTGCTTTGTAAGCCAAGTATCGATTGATACCAAGTAACTTTAATGCGTTATCTGCAAGTAGATCATCCATGTCCGTTGGGCGACCATACATTGTGTCTTTAATAACATCGGTACTTGCATTAGCCGCACCGAATATCAGACCAAGGCTTGTAAGTTTATAGATACCCTGTGCCGCAGATCGAGCCGCACCTTGCTTGTCGCCCTTTTGCATTTTGAGTTTAGCTTCCGCTATGTCTTTACCAGCGGCTTCCCTAAATACATCGAACTGCTTTATGGTAAAACTCTTGAGCATATAAGCGATACGCATATTACCAGCCGCATTGTAATACAATGGCATCTCGGTAAGACTCGCTGGATTCAAATCAAGGAACTTGTACCAAATTAATTCCTCCACTCCTTTAGGTAGGTTCTTAGACCCAGGATTACTTTCGCGTAATTCTTTTACCATTTGTCCAGCACGCTCTGCTCCAAACACAGGAGTAAGTTCGTCTTGCAACTGCTTGGAGTTTTTCATCGCTTGAGCTTTATACTTTTTCCACGATGCATTCATGGTTGTATTCTTACTCAATTGATCGAGCTTCTTTAGCCCGGTAACAGTAAAGACTTTATCGAGTGCCTTACTTAATCCTCCTGTTGTAGTAATTGTATCTATATTGTGGTCACTAAGGCCAAAGTGTTTAACAAAATCGTAATTATCTTTGCGATTAAACAGAGAGCGGAAGGTTTCACCAAATCCATTAAAGTGTATACTATAAGCCAAGTCACCAAGCTGAGTGATTGCCGAACCAAAGTTACCCATTGTGGCGATATAGTTTGCGTTCTTCACGACTTGCGCCGCATTGCTTACAGACTGCCCGCTAAATCTAGCTTTGATTATTTTGCGGAGTGCATCCACATCGTCCGCAGATAAGTTATTTTCTGTGCCTAGTCTCCTAGCGACTGCGCCTACTACACCATCATCCATATCCATAGACATGCCGAGATCCCCACCTGTGCGGTCGCGGCTTCCTTGGAATCCAACCTCTTGGCTTACATTTGGTTTACGGAAAAGAAAGTTTCTGCGTTCAGTTGCCTGTACCATACGCTCCACATATTGGGTAAGTGCGTCACCTGGATCGGCATAGGCATCCAAGAACTCTTCATTTACCTCTTCAATCTTCCGCATCTTCGCATTAGCTGGCATCTGACCAGGCTGAACAGGGTAACCTCTTAGTACTCGACTTACCACTTCGCCCGCTTCTTCGGGTGGTATTAGATCGGCGTTATCATAGCCGTGCTTTTTCGCATACTCGTCTAAGGCTTGATCAATTTGGTTTTTAGTTTGGGTATTACCTAGCTTTTCATCCAGCGCTTTTCTAAATTTTTTATAGTCCTTTATCTGCCTTGGGAAATAGGATGCTATATACCCTACATCTATTCCTCCACGCTCTCTTGCATAGTCACGCAGTTCATCGAGCGTGCTACGCATATCGCTCATTTGTTTAAATATAGCTTCGGGTGCTTTAATAGACGGCAGTATCTCGTCTGATATCTTTGTGTATTCTCCATTAAGTAAGTATTGTTTAAACTTACGCTGAAGTTCGGGACTATTTTTTAATCGTGGGGTAACGGACCTCAGAAACGGAGTTACCTTATCCATGTACTCTCTTGTCTTTACTGCGACTTGCATATCATGATCGCGAAATACCCGTGCCAAAGATACATCTATCTTCTTTAACTTACGCGACAGAGGCTCAAGCATGTTGCTGATAATACCTTTAGCATCCTCTTTTATTTTCTCTGCATTAGTGGGACCCGCAAAAGCATTACGCTCCATGTTATTGGCCATGCGTTGCTCCTTAAACTGCGTAGGTTCTGCTTGCTTTGGGTTTGCCCTACCCTGTGCGTTCATTTGTTTGAACGACTTGGTTTTTCTAAATTTACTAAACCCTTTCGCTCCTAGTCCGGCGGCAATTAAAACAAGGATCATCTCAGGACTAAACCCAGCCCGCTTCATTTCGTCCTCATCTTCCTCGGATAACATAGCCGCACCTACTGCACCTGTGGATACAGCACCACCGAAAAACTTTTCGTACCCTTGCCCAAAATATTTCTCTGCTAGTCGCTCCTCCTTAGTCATCGGATCAGCTTTTGTGGGTGGGCGATCCTTACCTGTGAGTTTTGGTGGATCATTAGGAGCCATTTGCGAAGCACGCATATCGTCCTGTAAATCTAGAAGGTTTAAACCGTTACGCTTATATACCCTACGCATAGCGCCCTCGATCCTCGCACGCTCTTTCTTGGCTCCCTGTCCTTTACCAAGTTTATGATCTAATACCGCGATGCGTTCCTTTAAGGAATTTAACTCAGTATTATCACCCACGCGCTGGATGCCTTTATTGATAGTGGTATTAATACCTTTAAAGATTTGGTTATCCGCGAGATCCTTACCCTCGAATATTTGTTGAAGTGTGGCCATCTGCTCAGTCACTTCCTCGCCTTTTACTCGTGCCGCTTTATTTACGGCACTCTCTGCCTCAAGTAAAAGTTGCCCCTCTATTCCTCCGAGTAATAACTCCCCTGGTGTCTCGGCGTTTGGGCCTTCTAATTCTTTTGGATTCCATACACGCAGTCTGCGTGGACCAAGGGCGGTGACGGTTGGTCTACCCACCGCAAAGTTATCCATACCACCAGCTTCATCTATTTTATTCTCAAGTAGTTTAACTACCTCCGGGCGGGTCGCCCCTTCGGGTGCATCAATATCTAAAGTGTCGTTTAAATACTTCGCCTCTACTGCACCAAGTGTGCCACCAAATAAGCCACCAAATAATATAGTGCTTGCGAGTTCCTCCTGTGTAGGCGCACGATCTTCGTCTATGTAAGTTCTTGCGGCAAGTTCGGCGGTCGCCATACCTGATCCTTGCGCTCCGCGAATTGCAGTCTTACCAACTGTGCCAACATTTGCGAGTTTACCTACAGGTATCGCACCTAATGCCATAGATGCGCCAAGTTCACCAAGTCCGTAATCATCTTGGAGTCCTCGTGAAATTCTGTATCTTTGCGATAGATAATTACCTATACCAGCACCGCCAGCACCGCCAGCGGGTCCACCCATTATGCCACCTAGTAATGCGGGTACAACTTCGAGGCCAATACTAATTGCAGACTCACTAAATGTGGCATCCTCTCGTTGTGCTTGTTGTGCGCCTACAACCTGGTAGCCTTTTTCCAAGGCTTCGCCTAGTGACATTTTGACTATTGGCATGTCTTATAATCTTGGGTAGGTTTGTAGAGTTTGTGTTCCGCCCATATCTGTATAATTGAACGGTTGTTTCTGCTCTTCCTCGTCTGGTTTATAAACATCAACAAGTTGCTCGGACAAAATACCTTCCATTTGCTTATCCGTACTCTGTAATATACCAAGAAGTTTTCCAGCTATGCCATTCAATGGATATTTAGTGTCATCCTCCTTATTTAATTCTAAATACTCAGATAGCGTTATACGAGTTTGACCTTCACCAGGAACTGCAACTTTAGTGCTAAGTAAATCACCTTGCATTTTAGTCAATGGATCTAGTTGTTGTTTAAGTGAAGGATTCAATTTACCTACTGCCTCTAGCTTTTTAGCTAAACCTACATCTTGGTAGTAACTCGCAAGAACTTTCTTGTTTTCGATCTCTTGTTTAGCTGCCTCTATCTTTAGGTCAGTAGACTCCACTTCCTTACTAGCCATTCCCTCGATACCGCCTGATTGGTCTATTACTTCGTCAACAATTTTTCTTTGAGTAGACCTAGCGGCAAACTCTCCTTTTTTGTCAGATGTTTGTAACGGCAGAAGTTCCCTTGATGCCTGTGCGGTTTCTGCGGTAAGTTTATTAGTGGCCAACTTAGCGTCTGTTTCACTCGGAAGGAGTGTTTGCTCTTGGTTATACCTACTCAGGATACTCCTAATTTCTGCTGTAGTAATTGCCTCTCCTTTTCTTTTCGTAAGTTCTGTTAAATCATTTCTCAAACCTAAGTTTGTATTTTGAAGTTTAGCATTCTCAACGGTACTAGCTTCTAGTTGTCTCGCTAACCCTAAAGCCTGTTGCTTTCCTTGGTTGCTCAACATCTGCCCCTGTAATTGATTAGTAATGGAAAGTCCTTGTAGGGTCTTATCTGCAAGCATGCCGCGTTGGCTAAGAGGTATATCTTCATTTTCTAACTGCTGAATTGATGCCATGTACTCAGGGGCATTAGCCTCATCAAGTTTGGACATGCGTTGAAGAATACCTATGCTTGATTTAATCGTAGCTTTATTCTCTTTCTGCTTCTCCTTATTAAGCTGATACTTCTCTATCGCGCCTCCGATTACCCCACCCAACTGTTGACCCATATTGGCGAGTGCTTGCCCTTGAGTCGCGCCCGCTTGGGCGATTAAATTGGCGGCAGTTCTCGTGTCGCCTAATTGTGATCCGTAGTTTCCGCTAAAAAATCTGCTCATAATTATTTCTCCTTATCCAGCTAATCCAATTAACCCTCCGATGATTCCACCACCAAGCGAACCTAGTCCACCCATCATACCCGCATTCCTACTCGCATTAGCCGATTGATTTGCGGCATACATATTTGCTTGGTTCGCCGCCATGCTAGAGATATACCCTAGTCCCGATTCGGGGTTGAGGTATTGTGGACCACTCTGTAACCCGTAACCCGCTTGTCCGAATATTCCTTGTCCAGCTTGTAGGCTTCCCCCACTTGCTCTGCCCAAGATTGCTTGGAATGGATCGAGTGTAAACTTGTCTTCGATTTGTGCGAGGTTACCAACAGCGTTTATGTAGTTACCTAAACCCTGTTGGCGCAGTTGCTCGTTTAATCGTTCGGCATCCATTTGTGCGCCTACATTAAATTGGGCGGCTTGTTGCCTTTGTGCTTGGTTTACGGTGGCGGCGCGTTGGGCGGCATCTGCATCGAAAGCATTTGCTTGTTGGTTAAGTTCTGCTTGTGCGAGGTTGGTTTGCTGACCGAGTTGGGCGCGTAGTGCGTCTTGCTCCATTCCCGCACCTACTCCGAATTGGGAGGCTTGGTTAGTGGCTTGTTGGTTCGCAAGTTGTGCCTGTAAGCCAGCTTGGTTTCTCCGTGCCTCTTGTTCCAATCCAGCACCCACGCCAAATTCTCTTGCTCGGTTAGTGGCAGTAGCATCTGCCATTGCTTTAGCTTGTGCTTGTTGGGCGGCTAGTGCTTCTTGCGAGAGTCCAGCGGATAAACCTTGGCTAAGTGCTTGGTTGGTTGCGGCTTGGTTGGCAAGCTGGGCTTGCATATTTTGCGATGCACCAAATTCTGCGGCTCGGTTGAGAGCATCTTGATTACGCATGGATGCTTGGAGACCACGATCAAGATCAGATCGCTGAATGTCAGATTCCCGTCCGAGTGTATCTCCCGCAAAGGCTCGGTTCTGCATTCTGCGATTATTATCTTCTGCTACGAGTGCTTGGGCTTCTGCGATTGCACCTGACTGATCAAATGTCCTTCCCATGAGGCCCGATCTTGCACGGGTAGCGTTTGAAATACTTGCCTGTTCGCGCTCAGTTAACCCCTGTCCTAATGCAGTCTCTGCATCTGCTAAGAGTGCGGCACGAAGTGAATCTGCACCGATATTTCCGCCTTGTAAGTTAGCGGTAGCGGTGTACCCATCTCCTGTTACCGAGGCGGAAGGATCGTAACTAGTTGGTGCAGTTAGTGCCATTGGGTCGGCTACCTGTGTGGCATTGTAGGATGTATTCGCGTCAAAGGTTCCACCAATTACCGATGCGGATGGGTCATATGATGTGGGTGCAGATAATGCCAATGGGTCTGCCACCGTTGCGGCTGTCATTGTGTTACCCGAAACACTACCCCCAAAAGTAGCATCTGAAGGGAGAGTCACAGGACCACCGCTACCTGTTTGAATCATCTCGCCTACAGCACTAGCAAGCCCAGCATCCACATCTGCTTGGGTGGCTTCGCGTAAGCCTGTTAGGTTTTCACGCTGTTGTTCGAGGAGGGTACGAGCATCATCAATTCCGCTGGTTGTGCCAGGCTTGTAATCCTCCATGAGTGTGGAGTAGCGGTCTGACAACCTCTCCACATCCGCAAGGTCTGCTTCGCGCTGGCGGGATAGGTTGCCCCGCTGTATATCTTCGGCAAGGGCGGAGAGTCCGAGGAATTTGTCGTTCTCATCGAAGCCAGCTTGGCGGTTGGTAGGTAGTCCTGTGGTGGGATCAATCGCCATACGACTATCGCCCAGCATATCGATCAACCCTGTACCCGCACGGGTATAGCCTGTAAGTTCACCTGTGGTTGAAACTGTTCCGCCATCGGGTATTTCCGTCTCGCTGGTTGCTTCTAATATAAACTCACCAGTTTCCTCATCTTTGGGTACGATAAAGTCTGTACCGTCCGCGTTCTTCCTGTAGACAGGTTCGGGTTTACCATAATTTTCAAACAGCTTATCAAGAATTTTTACACCACTACCACCAGTACCAAACCCTATCTTCACTATCATCGTCTTGAGAACCGAGTCTGGGTCATTTGGGTTAAAACTCTGACCGAAAAAACTACCAAAGTTTGCCCATTCTCGTGCTTCATATGGGTCAACTTCCCTTAAAACCTCCCTATTGTTGTGTAAGGCTATAGTTATTTTCTCAAGGTTACCCCCAGCCTTTGCTATGTCTTCTTTTAGTTTTTTCCAACCAGCAGGTATTTCACTATCCCCAATAACTACCCGACCATCCTTGGTGACGGCTCCTCCGTAGTCGATTTGTGTGACTTGTCCACCCTCACCCGGTTGAGAAACTCTGCGCTCTGCTAAATCTTCGCTAGATACAGACTCATAGATAGGCACTTGCCCACCAAGCAATGTTTGCCGAAGCACATCATTATCGATCTGTGCGGCAGACATACGAAGTGGTCGCTCGTACTGTTCAATAATCTGTTGTAGCGGGGTTCCTGTAAGTGAGCCTGATAGGGCATCAGTCTGTGCCTGTAATGCTTCCGCAAGTCCTTGCCCATAGTCGGGCATATTTAAAATTGAACTACTGCTTGTTCCTCCGCTACTCATAAGTTATTTCCTCCGAAGTATTTTCTTAAAATCGTACCAGCGAATGGGCTGGTTTTTGGTTTCCCTCATCCACCCGACTAGTGGGAGTGGGTATGGTATTTTACTGATAAAGTCTTTCACATCGCCAACCGCCATATTCACATACCAAGCATCCGCATCTTCGACATTCCATTGGTCTTGCGGGTGAATATCGCTTTTCGAGTTTACCGCTTTACCGAGTAAAAATGAGTTGGGGGTGATAAACACATATCCGTGGGCGGCGTAGGTGGCTATATCGCGGTTCATGTCGATTCCGCACTTGTCGTACAAGTCTTTCGCTTGGGCTAGGATGTTCATCAGTCAGCGATTAAATATTCCTCCGCTTCGGTTGAGCTTACCGCACTTCCCAGGTTTACCCGTACCCAATCCGTACCATTGTCCACCGCCATGCATGGGTTGCCCCCGTCCCCGTCTGTTACATAGACGATGCGACCTGGTGTGCCGTTGGTTGGCAATCCAGCTACGGTGAAGTTCTCCATCACCACCTCGGTTTGGGTGACGCTTGGTATGGTGACGGTTGGTTCGCCTAATCGATTAAGTGATGCACTAGACACCTCCACGCCTGTGGCGTAAGTAAACCCTCGGGTAACTGTGGCGGTGATAGGCATTATGCGTATTCCCTTCTCGCGTTTGCGCCGCCCTCTATCGCTTCCAATGCGACATGGCGAAAGCTAGGCTGTCCCGCTGTTACATCGATCTCTACGGAGGCCGCGTAGCCTCTTGCGCGTCCACTCCCAAAGCGAATCAGTTTCTCCTCGCTCGTTGTCGCATTCTCGGTGTGTACGGTGTTCGTCCGATCCGGGTCTATCGTGTTTACTTTGATGGTGAATTGATCCCCGTTGCTGACCTGGCATCCGAGTTGTCCGCGCTTCCAACTCTTCACATCGATATTCCCGAATGTGAAGGAGCGGGTCTTGAGCTTGGCACTTATCGCGGTGGAGGTTGTGCTTGCGCTCCCTACCGTTCCCGTGATGTCTGTGGTGCTTTCCTCGATTAAATGCCATCCTTTATCGGAGACGGCAAAAAGTCTGCGTTTTTGTGGACTTGATCCATGAAGTATAGTTACGAAGTCATCGATTTGGAAACCAGCGGGGAAACTATCCACGCTTGTCCATGCGGTGTTTAAAATATCGTAGACGAATATCTTGTTATTCGTGGTGGATGAACCTGTGGGGACAGCGAGGTAATACTTATTATCAAATACCACACCCACGGATTTATCTGCATGAGCATAATTCACATCTGCGAATTGATCCTGGATGGGTTGTGATAATGGTAATGCTTCCCCGCTTACTTTCGAGATTGCGACTCCGAGGTTTTTTGCGGGGTCGAGTCCCTGTTGAAGGGTGTACACACCATCATCGGACAGGAAGTAATACTGCGGACCACTCGCGGCCACGCTCTTGCGGGCAACGCATCCGCGTTGGCGGGTAATCTCAAATACTCCCGCAGAGTTGGTAAGTGCGATGTTGTTAATTAAATGTATACTATTGCGGAAAAATACGATTAACTGATTTTCCAGGTATGGAGTAAATCCGACCAAGCGATCTGCTGTTCCGCGATTGATACGAAACTGCGATTCTGCGGCATAGAAATTATCCGTATCCAAGAGATCCGATGCGATCACGGTGTACTGCGAATCGCTGGGCTGGGGAACGATTAAGCGGTTACTAAAGAATGTACCAAAGTTTGTATTTGGGCATTGTACCCTGCCCGCTACGGGTGTGGCATTTTCCTTTACAACGAATGCAGTTGGTGTGGTGTAATCTCCATCCCACTCCAGCGGAGATTTGCTTGTCCCGCGAAACAGGATGAGCTTCTCCATCGCTTGTACGAAACTCGCGTTATCTCCACTCTCCACTACTTCGCCACCTGGATAAGCGATATCGATCCCTGTGTTATTACTGTCGTTCCACAGAATTACTTTATTGGCGGTAGCGACTGCGATAAATTCTGCCCCGGTTGCGGGATCACTAAATGTGGCAGATGTAAATACTTGCTCTGTGCCGGATGCATAGGTAAGCGATACAGCACCCGCTTTAAACTCTATACCTTTGCGTACTGATGCGAGGTCGCCCTCTAAGCGCATATTCTCAGACTCCTCCACCGTACCAGCTTCCAAGGTTGTTGGCTCAAGGTAAGAATTTATGCCACGAAACCCACGATCCCCATCGGTAAGAATCGGTGAGTCTAAGCGCCCCATCTGTTTATATGTGGGCATCTATTTCTTGCGGATCTCCTGGTAGAGTTTGATCGACATATACACGAGGGTGACCGCACCTACTGCTATACCCAAAAAAGAGTCGATTGTGGATAAGCCAAAGGTGGCGGCTGTGCCACTCATTCCAGCTACTGATACGCGGTCAATCATATTCATTTATCGTCTGCTGGGTGATGGCCCAAAATAAAATCCGAGGATTCCCATAAGGGCGGTGTGACCCATATAGGCGAGGTGGCCACTCGATAGCGTGATGGGGTCTTGGCTGGCTGGGTAACTAATAAGACCGAAGAGCCATTCTGTTCTGCCTTCGCCATGCGCGTTGGTGATGGAGAGGAACTCTGCCGATGGGAAAAGGGTGCAGAACAGGACGCACAAACACAAAGTGCCAATGCCCATAAAAGCAATAATTCTACGAGAAAAATCCCGGAACTCATTATTACCTCCTTCAGCCAATTTAGTTTGGAGTTTAAGAAAATTTTCGTTTGCACGGCTTTCTCGTGCCAGTTCAAGCTCGTGCTTTTGGCGGCGACTCTCAAATAGCATTCCGAACCCACCTTTGAGCATTGCTCCCATAGCTGTCGAGCCGCCCCCCGTAAGTAACATAAGAAGTATTTCGCCCATTTCACCTAGCTGTTCCGTAGCGGATTTCGTCTAACAATGCTTCATGTTTTGTCAGGCGTTCCTTAATAAGTTGGATGTTCATATTTTGCATGACATCAGCGGGTAACTCACCCTCTCTAGGCCAAGTGTAGCGAAAGTCACTATTCATCTCCACCTCATGCTTTAGGCGTAGGATCTCCATCTCCAAGGTATTTAATCGTGCATAGATCAACATCGCTGAGTAGACCACGAAGATGGTCCCACCAAAGACCTTCAGTAAAAACGCTAACGGAGTCTTTACATTCGTATCCTCGCTGATGTTAGGAGCCATTACGCAAGCGTGACACTTACAACTGTTGCGTCCGATGCACCCGCATCGCTCAAAGCGATGTATAGCTTATTATCAGTAGTATCGAAAAACAGTTCTCCTTTTACCGCTTCCTTCTTAAACTTCACCGCGTTTTGATCCGCACCATGTTTAATCGCAATGGTAAAGTCCTTCTTATGTAACTTATTGTAAGCCATGACTACTTAGCTTGCGGTTCCAGCGTTGATACAAGGAGAGGTTGAGCGAAGGCGATAGTCGCCATCTGCGGAGTCTACGAATTGCGGGTCGTCTACGATGATGTTATTTGCGGGGTCGGCAGACTGATTTACATTGTAGTAACAGTTGTAGCTTTCAGTTAGTGAAGAAAAACTTCCTAAACTAATACCGCTATTGCCCCCATAAAGTATGGTGTTCTTAATTACAGTCGTTCCTGTTCTGTCAAATATGTTACTTGTACCTCCTGTACTGTGCTTGAGTGTACAACCATTAAGCGTTAAGGACGCTAAAGCGGCACTTGTTCCGTTTTGATCCCGAAATGCTTCCGCCCCAGACGCAGTCGATGATATATCTAAAACACATTGGTTAAACACCACATTCATGTGTTCAGTAGTATTTGCTTTACCGATTATTCCACCAGCCGCTCCGCTTGTTTGATTCTCAATGAGGCAACGATTGAAAGTAACGGTGTTGGTTATGTCCATGAGGATATAAAACGCATGGCTATTTGCGTTAGCAAAATCGATAAAATCAAAACCACTTAATGAAAAATCTACCGTGGCTCCGACATTATCAGAGACCCCAAAAACAAAGTGATTGCCGTTAGCGTCAAAGATTACACCTCTGTCCGACTCCGCTTGGTAACTTATACCAGCACCTCCACTAAAAGTTCTATCAGCACCTAATGCGTATGTACCGTCCTTAAAAATAAACACATCGCCTAATGTTGAAGATGACTCCTGTGTCGCTAATTGGGTAAGATCATAAGGGTCTGCATAAGAACCATCTGCGGTTCCGCTTTGTGTGCCGTTGAAAAAGTATACTGTTGCCATGATGTTATATTAGTTAAGATTAAGTTAAGCGATTGTTCCGCCTGAGATTAAGATGGGTGCTGGATTGGCCCCGATGTCGGGATTATTAAAGCCTTGGCGAAATGGTAAACCATTGGCTCCTTTAGTGTCGGAGTCTCCGCTGATAACTGAGTAAGTTTCACTACCACTCACCACTTCAATGTCAGGCTCCGTGCCGTCTTCAACGACTGAGAATCCAACAGCGATATTGTTTACGCCTAGCGAGTTGAGCAGCTTCAAGTTACCCGCCTGATCCGCCACAACCATGACTGATTTATACGGGTTATCGATAACCTTGAACGATTGATTAGGATACGCACCGATGTGGGGGTTATCCGTGCCACGAAGTGCGTTGGTGATTGGTGCGTCTACATCTACCGAGACAGTACCGGGTACGAAGTTTGATCCGTCCCATTTAAGTAAGTCATTGTTGGTAGGTGGAACTGTGCTGGTGTCTACATCGGCTAATACATCGATGCTGTCTGTAGGTTGTACAGCAGAGTCTGCTGTTGCACCTTGTGCCGCAGTTGCGTAGTCGGTTGATGCTGTGGTTGCGGCTGTGCCTAAGCCACTCACATCGGTGTTGGCGATAGTTACCGCACCCGTTCGTCCAGCAACGGACTGCACGGGGGCTTCTCCCATTAAGTCGCTAACCTTTACTGCTTTGGTTGTTCCTTGTGCTGATCCCGTAGTGTCATCCACATCGGTGATCGGTAAAATATCGTTGGCATTTACCTCTGCGGTGGATGTACCACCAACCAAGGTAATGTCGTCTAGTGAGCTAATGCGTTTATTCGCCATAATTTATTTCCTCTTAATCGAATGCTAAAAATTGCCCCGCTTCCACGAGCAGAAAGTCCTCCGCCTCTGTTTGGATTACGCCGTCAATGACGGGTCCACCAGGTACAGGGATACCACTTGGTGTGTGTGGCCGCCCAGCGGTGACATTTAGATCATGCGTTAACATCTATCGGTTGTATGCAATGACGCTCCCGGTCGCTAAGGTGATCTCGTCAAATGCTCCGTACAATGCGGTGTTTGCGCTAAGGGTAAGCGGGGATGATCCACCTGTGGTAAGGTCGGATATATTGTTTATGTTTCCGCTTATGCTTGTAACGGTGGTATCTTCCATCGCTACGATACTAAACCATCTGCCTGAGTGGGATGAGGTGTCGGAGATAAACTCGCCACCGTTAAGACCTACGCCTCTATATTCGCTAGTTGCCATAATTAATAAGGTGTTTGGATCGTGGATCCGTATGTTGTGAATTGTATGAAATTGCTTTGCCCTTGCTGTCGTTCGAGTTTGTCTAACTCGGCTATAAGAACTGCTTCTGCTTGTTGCTGTACCGCGAGCGCTTTATCCATCTGCCCGTCTGAGTTTAGCATGTCACTAAATGCTCCTAAAACCGCATACTCAGAAAATATGTACGGAAAATCCGTATCGCTCGACACATAGTCCGTGAAGGGTGTGCGGTATAGCACATACACGGGTGCAGTACCCGCACGGTTTACCAGGACTACCCGACCATACCCGCTTGCGGAATACTCCACGCGGTACGCCACTTCGGCTGGGTTTCCATAGGCGTAGGGATCGCGTTCGGTAACACGCATGATCTCGCCAATGTCAGACCCGAAATCGAGGATACCCATCATGGTGGCTTTTGCTTCTGCCCCGGTTCCGCCTCCACCGCTAAAGGTGATGGTGGGTTCTGCGAGGTAGCCTGTGCCGTTGTCTGTGACTGCTACGCCATTTACTTGCCCATCGGCATTGATAGTGGCGGTGGCTGTGGCACTTCCGCTAATGGTAACGGTAGGTACAGAGGTGTATCCACTCCCACCAACGGTTACTTCGATGGATCGTACCTGGACATCGGGTAGCTTTGGTTCTAAGCGTATGGTGTCGGGCCATCTTGCACGCTCCCATGCTAATCTGCCAAAGCGATTAAAACTGCGTACCGCCGCATCTTGTTCTTGCGTAAGCAAGCTGTCTAACCCCGCCATGTGCTTGAGGTTATCGAGCAGTTTGCTGACGGTTACTTGCCTCATGCCAGGGCTTTATTGCCAAACGATGGTCCGCTGAAGGACTGCCTGGATAGCGTCTTTGCTTTGAAGGATGGGTTATCGCGAAGGAACTCTTTTACGAAGGACTTGTCTCCCCAGCATCCACGCTCGGCTTGATGCCAGCGAAAGTACTCGCGTGCGGGGATACTTGCTTTGAGTTGTCCGAGTCCTTCCATCTTGGCGACTCCCATTTCTTGGTTCTCTTTCATTGCCATTTTTTCGCGCATGACTGCTTCGTGCTGTTCGAGATCCACTTCATAACGCAAATAACGATCCAAGTTCTTCATGAACTGTGAACCGTTTCCGTTTTTCCACTTTGGGATGAGTAAGTCAGGCATAGTGTGTGTATAAGGTTTGGGGAGAGGCCCCGCTACGCAGTACCTCTCCCCTCCCCGGTTAGATGCTAAACAAACGATTAATTTACTTTACCGTGTGCTTTAGGTGATAAACAGGCCAAGCCAGCAATCACTTCGCAGAATCCACGGCGACCGCCACCTTTGTTCTCAAGCTCGGAGTTAGACTCAGCTTTAAGGGTGTTTACGGCAATGTACTCAGGATCGATAAGTAAACCAGCATTGGTGTCAACAGTTGCCGATCCGCTTGTTCTGTTAAGGAACAAAGATGGAACCACGGCCACATTTCCGAAGTCTCCCTCATACATATTTACTACGAGCGAGATGGACTTGGACTCAGCGGGTTGAGTAACTTGAAAGTTCAACGCGGTGGTTGTACCTTCCTGACGAGCGAAATCAGAGATGTCGCGCTTCAGCCCAGGACCAGCGATCAAGGTAAGTTGACCACCGGGCATTCCGTTAGCTTCGTACAAGTCTTGAAGTAAGCCGTTCATGTTGGCTTCGGTGAATGCAGACGCACCCAAGGATACGCTGGCTACGGATTGGAATCCGGCTCCAACATCAGCGGGTTGTCCACCTTCGCCTAACCACTTGAAAAGACCACGGGTCTTGTATGGGTTGGAAGATCCATCGTCTTGCTGACGGTCTTGTGCGGAGCAAAGCGCACTTTCCAAATCGCGCTTTATTTCCCGAACAGCTTTGCTTTCGGCATAAGCAAACTCGTTGTCCACACCAGCCACATCGACAAGCTCCTGGATGTTGGAAACTTGGTAGTTACGGCGGAATACTTGGATGTAGTTTCCGAGTTTTGCACGGTTGGCTTGCTTATTGGTAAAGCTAGTCTCGTCAGTACCTTCAACGACTCCAGCGAAGGCTGGCTCGCTCATGTCGTCCACTTGCCATTCAAAGAATGTGCCGTTGGCTTTTCCTTTTTTAGCAAGGGATAGAAGCGGGGTGCGCTCAGGTTCTAAGATTGTAAGGATATCGCTGAGTGACTCGCGATTTCCTGACACATTGGTTGTTTTGGCCATTGCCATAGTTTTGTCCTCCTAAAGGTTTATGATTTATTTTTAAGTTTAAGATATGCTTGGTAGTCTGCCATTGAGCCTGATCGGTCGAATTTCGCCTTCGCCGCTTGCAGAGCTTTCGTTGCATTCGCCT